CCAATGCTGTCTGGGCTTTCTCAAGCTCGACCTTTGCAGCATCAAGCTCATCCATTCGAGTTGACATTTTAGTGATCTGTTCTTCAAGCAACGGATCGGATTTTGCCATTCTTCTCAATCTGCTCGAGTCGCTTGGTCGTTTTTTTCTTTGAAGTCATTGAAGGTCTTTTGAATACCCTCGACTACTGTATCGAATTCATCACTCATGTGATAACCCCTTGATTAAATGAAAGTTTTTTCAGTGTTTCTATCATTGCAAGACGTTTTTCCTGGTCAGCGTCCCGCTGGTCAGATGCTTGCCGGAAGCCGTTTCCCGAAATGCGTGTGGCCTCCTTTCGTGAGAAACCAGCGTCCCGCAGGAAACTCTCAAATTCGCGTTCAGTCTGAATGCCTTTGACATTAGCAATCAGAGCATCAGGGTTTGCACCCCAGGTAACTAAGCTAATCTCCCAAAGGTCGGCGCGTTCAATCACTAATCCACGGTCGCCGGTCGCTTCATCAATGTTGAATCCAACGCTCATGGCGTCAAGCTCACCCGCCTTCATCAGTGCATAAGCTTCCCGGCCCTTCTCGGTCTCCATGATTAGGGAGCCTTTGACGTACAAGCCGTTATCGTCCTCGCGCACTTCCTGCCACGAACCGATCATCATTGTGGGATTATGCTGCCAGAGCATTTTTGGCCGACGGCCACCGGACTGCATACGGTCGATAGAAGCTTGAAACGCACCCTTCACGATTACATCACCGTCTGAATCCTGTACGCCAAAAAACAGAGGCATAGCCGTCGAAGTGACCGCCATCGTCTAAGTTCTTGATTTTTTAAGGTGGTTGTGACTGTTTTTCGATCCATGCCTTGCCTCTCTCTCAATTGGCATCGGTAACATAATGTTGCAAATTGTAACACTATGTATCATGGATTGAAACATCCTGTCAATTGGGCACAAAAAAGCCCGCGCTTGGCGGGCCTGTGGGTTGACGGGTTTCGGGTTAGTTCGTTACCGCCTTCTCGACTAATCGACTGGCGAACTGGGTGTCTGTTAGCGTAATTCCAGCAGCGTCTTCAGCTCGTTTCTTTGCTTTGTTGAACGCCTCCACGGCTGTGACTGGCAAGGTAACGCGCATTTGCTTTCTATTGTTGTCCATTTAATCCCTCCCAAGCCAAAAGCGTTCCATCGTCCATTACTTCAAACCCACCATATTGAGAGCTAAAACCTTTAGGAGCACCGGCAGGTGTTTCTGTTGTTTGCACTCTTGCGCGAACAGAATCACCTTTTATCTTATCGGCACCCCCTGTCCCCTTAGTTCCTGAAGCCGGAGCAACTACATAACCGCCTGAAACCACACGCTTTACAGCAACGCATCTGCCTTTTTCTGGATCAACACCAAAACCTATCACAGACCTGTCTCCAACGACAATCCGGGCTTTTTTCATCATTTTTTCAGGAATAATTATAGCCAAGCCTAAACGTGACGTTCCGTCTTTGTTTGTGCCTGACTTTACTTGTTTAACAGACAGACACTCATAGCTTGATGAGTCATTTCCTGATCTTTTGGGCTGTACCCAGTCAAAAATAATTGTCATAATGCTTACCTCAATCTGATTTAGTTTATGCGCTTCTCACAACGCCCAATCAGATTAACTAACGTGCCGCCTACTGTCAACAGGTGGCGGCTTTTATTTTTTATAATTGTCTTATGCTGTCTCATTGTGTTTATTCAAGTGCTAATCAATAATCTCAAACACCACGGCACAGCGGCAGTTCCGTGATACAATCCCGCCTGCATTATAGAAACCTTCTTTAGTCTCAACAGTATACACAGGTGATTCATGGACAAAATTCCTATCAATATCAACAACCTTGTCAGCCTTTACGAATCTGGACTTAGTATTGTTAAAATTTCTAAACAGTTCGCTATTAGCAAGTCTCATTGCTACAAGCTCATCGCTAGTACCGGAACCAGTTTTAGAGGGAATAAGATCCACTTTTCTGAATCCGATGCTATTGCTGACTATGTTGCTGGAATGAGTGAAAACCAAGTTGCTATCAAATACAGCGTGCAAAGGAGCTCTATTAAAACAATTCTTGAAAGAAAAGCTATTCATAGAAGAAGCCAATCCGAAGCAGAGTTTTTGAAGTGGCAATCTATGACTGGTGAGCAAAGAAGCCAGCAGGTCTGTCATGCCAATCAAGCTATCAGAGACAAGCCCCCTGAATTTCATGCACGAAGCGCGATACTTCAAGCCAAGACCAAACAAAATACCCTTGCCAAGTCTTGTGATTCTGAAATGACCTTTATTGCTGAGTTTGAAAAGCTTGGATTTATTGTCATTCCTCAGAAAGCATTTGGCCCCTACAACATCGACATCGCTATCAGGAACACGGCCATAGAGATCCACGGGACTGCCTGCAACCCTCACAATCATGCCTATTACAGTAAGAGAGTTGTGAATCTTCTCAAAGGTGGATGGAATGTTATCTACATCAAAACTACCAGTAATGTTAACGTCAAGAGGGGCAGCTCATCAGGTTAGTAAGATGATCAACCTCATCGAGTCTGATGATTCCGCCATCTGCCATTACGGGATGATTAGGGGTTCCGGTGAGCTTATAGCCACTGGCTGTCTTGATCGTGATGAGTTCACCACTATAAATGGACCTAATGCTTTTTTTGATACTATCACATGACAACATAGTATCGCCTGTAAAGCAGTTAATAACCTCAGCAGCCGGGCCATTGGGGTCACCAGGGTAACGTAACTCAGAGCCGCCAACCGTGAATGTATCATTCATCCCCACCATCTGCCCGTCAGCGGTTCTATGTGTGTCTCTAGTACGCTCACCGTTCGAGGCTACCCATACGCGCTGCATCTCGATACCTGTGGCCTGTGCACTCGCGTTGGCGCTTGCCTGGCTTGCTGCGTGGGTTTCAGTCCTGGCAATGGTCTGGGCGCGGCTTGCTGATTTCGTCGTTGCGATAGCACGTATCAGTTTGCCGATCTCACGTTCTGACTTGCCCTCTTTGATTCCAGCCTGCACGATTGCTGCTATGTCTGCCCGGGTGGTCTCTGTGATCTGTTTAATCTTTTGCGTGCCGTATTCCCTCACCCACTCAGCCATGATGCCATCCATGATCTGAGTTGCCGTGATTGTCGCTTTTTGATTGCCGAGTATGCGCTCGCTGAACTCCCTGGCCCGTAGTATCCCCAGAGTGTTGTCAGGGTTTGTTTGATGCGCTGATCGTGATCACCAGATGCCGGTACTGGCTGCCCATTATCAACAGCCTTTGGCCGCCTCGTTCATTGATCGACGTATCTCGCGGCGCAGTCGTACTTCATAGCGCAACACCAGTCGGTCAAGTAATAGGCTCTGTAGCCGCTGCTCTCGTTGCCTGCTGTTACCCGTTAGTGTTGCCATCGTTTCCAAATGCCTCACGGCCAGCGGATTCTGGATCTTGTTCTGGCTGACCAAGATCAAAGCTCAGGGGTATGCTGTTAGATGGTATGTAAACTGTATCCCCACCATCGGGCAGCTTGTCATAGCCTTTGATCTCACGGCGCTCGTTGATTGTCAGGTCATTTGACTGGTCGGCCATGGTCCAAAGCTCTTTCCGCTTCTCAGCAATCGCCGGTACTTGCTCGAGGTCAATGTCCAGCACGATGCCGCCGAACGATTCAGACAGCCAGCCGTTAAGCTCATCCCTGATGTAGTGGATCATCGGGATTATCGTCTCTTCATAAAACGCTAGCCGAGCCTCCCGGTAATTGCTGTACGTTGAGTCGCCCGGTATGTTGAGCAGCAAGGGCGGCACGCCAAGGGCAAGCGATATGTCACGCGCTGCGCTGTACTTTGTCTCAATGATTGCCATATCCGCTGGCGACATGCCCATTTGTGTCCATTTCAGGCCGCCCTCAAGCAGCATCGGTCGACCTGCATTACGACTGCCCGTGTACTTCTCGTCGATCTCTGCCTTGAGCCGGTTGAACTGATCGGGGCTAAGGTCTTTGTCTGACTCCATGGCACCCGATGGGCTTGCCCCATTTTGTAGCAGAGCCTGAATGTGCTTCATTGTCTCGTTGTGCTGATCGACAGCGTAGGCACCAGCCTCGATAGGACTCATTCCGTACCAGTCATCAAGCGGGTTGAATGCCTTCAGGTGACGAATATCGCTGAGTCCATTAGATGTGTCAGCTTCCCACTCTGTCTTGTCCTGCCCTACCCGGTAAGTATAACCACCTGGGAATCCCGTCTGGCTTTTCTTAACTGTCATCCGGTCAGGCCGTAGTGCATACATCTCGCGCGGATTTTGCGCCAATCATGACTCGTTCGATGTATCCGTTGCCTGCTATACGATAGTAACCTACGAGGGCTTGCAGGAACTCATAGCGAGACTGCATTGGATTAGGGTTGTTAATAAGACGCAGGAATGGCGTGTCAGTTAGCTCCTCGCCGTTCGGTCGGCGGGCAATCCATGGAATAGTGGCAATCGCCTGGGCAGTCTTGTTGATAGCTTGGTACGCAATGACGTTTTTTGATAGCCCTCGTCAGCGTATAGGCGATAGTCTCGCGGCGTCCACTGGGCTTCGGGCATACCGCGATACATGACAGCGCCGGTGCGTGATTCTTTGGCTTGTGCCGGTTTACGCTTAAACCAGTCCAGCATTGGTAGCCCTGCCTGCAATTGAATAGTATGTCAAGTTTACCGGATGTCTTGTCATTTTCATAGGGATCTAACTCTAGGCGCGCTCTGAGCAGTTATACGCGGCTGTAGTGCGTATCTGACTGCATCCCACCTGTGGTTGTGGTCGTCTTGTATAGCCGGTTGTATATCGCCTGTGCGCTTGTCTACCTTATAACTGTAGAGCCTGGCTTCTTCCTGCATTTGTTTGCAAGACGTGTGAATGACTATTTCATCAAAGGATTTAATAAACTCGACCCCGTCTTCTACGCTGCCCGGCCATTTCTTTACGCCTGTTATATTTGGCAGACCATGGCGCTGCAAATAGCTGATTGACTCTGGCCTGGAGCTGTCTGCCCTCATGACGTATAGCTCAAGCCACTGATCAAAGGACTTGAAGTAATTGGCCGTGTCGTCTAGCTCTAGCCCTATGCGCCCCGCGTCTTTGTCAATGTACAACGTGTTGCCTTTAATGTAGGTACGAACAAAGCAACTGGGATCATTTGCAAAGCCAAAATCTATACCGTACATCGGATCGCCAAACGATTCATCTGGGGTGAACTCGTCAACCCGCCAGTTTGTGAAGACCTGGGCATCTGACTTGGTGTTGTACCCGCCCAGCCAGATATGTGCGTATCGCTCGTAGTCGGTGCGGCGCTGCCATTCTGCCAGCTTGATCATCTCTTCTGGGCACCAAGGGTTATCCGTGTAGTTGACGTGAACTAAGATGGTGTCCGGGCTTTCTTTGAAGAGAGCTTCCACTGCGTCTTCTGGCTGGTCAGGGTTCCAAGTAAACCATAGTTCACTGCCATGCTTTCGGATAGTTGGGACTAGAAGTTCAATTGATCGGTGGCTAAGACTTTGCGCCTCTTCACACCATGCTCTGTCAAAGCCCTCAAGGGACTTAATGGACTCTGCTGTGTGGTCTTGCATGCCCTGAAATATGATGATGCCTTCAGCACCAATTCGCCGGATCTCTGTGAGGGTTATCTCAAAGAGGTGCCCGACGCCTAATGCTTTAATCTTATGTTCTAAAAGCTTTTAGAAGAGAACTTTAGCGACCTTTGTATCTCACGGATGCAGACAGTTTGCTGATCTGGGTTTGCCACATGCTCTTCGATAAGCATCTCGGCCATGAAGTGTGATTTTCCCGAGTTGTGATTGACAGCCCCGGCAGACAAATAATTGTTTGTTATAGGAACGTGAAGATCCCAGTACCTTTGTCGGCTGGCATTGCTGATCAGTCTCACTTCTGTTAATGTGAAGTCGTTGTAAAATAAACCTGGGGCATCTAATGATTGATTATAGAGAAAGGCATTCTGCTGCTTGTAAGGCAGCATTTGAAGGCTTCCAGCCTGACTTTTCCGCAGCCAGAGATAAGACTCTAGCCGCGAGAATACTTGAAATGGCAAGATGCGGCTGGTTTTCAAAAGAGATTGCAGACGCTGTCGGAAAGAATCCAAAAATCAATTCAGAAGTTTTTCCGTCGGTACGACTTCCCTTCCCTGCACAATATAGCGCCTCGACAAATGGAAGAGGTTGAGACTTGGTCTGGAGGGACAAAGTTGATGAAAGGCTACCTTTACCGTAAGTCGCCAACCCATCCGAACCGGACAAAGCACGGCGGCTACGTGGCCGATCATCGCCTTGTGCTTGAGGAGAAGCTTGGCAGATACCTGCTAAAGACAGAAGTTGCCGACCACATCGACGGAGATATTTCAAACAACCACCCTGATAATCTCCGTGTGTTTCAGTCAAACGCGGAACACCTGCACCATACATTGTCTGGCCGGTGCCCGAACTGGTCTGAAGAGGGCAGGTCTGCCATTGATCACGCAAGGTCACAACCGCGTCGGACGTGGAAAGGTCGCACAATTCAACCCAGCCCCTCTGAGTGAGGAATCTGTGTTGGTCAGTGGCTGTTATTTTATTGCCGTTGGCTAGCACAACTTCAAACAAGTCTTGCTCTGAAAACTCCTCAGAAGGCATAGCGCTAACAATAACTAACTTTCCATTGTGACATGAATAAACGTCACCGCCCTTAAAGTCCTTCACCATGACCTGGCCACTAGGTGTATCTATCGGCTGATCAGGGTGAAGGCATGACCGCCCGCCCTTGGCTCCCTTGATCCTTGCTGGTTTTAGCAGCGGGACCGCCCATCTAGGTGTCGGTATTTGTAGGATCGACAATGGTACGCTCAATTATTGTGGGTGTCATGCTGCCGTCTGTACTAGCGTGGTCTATAGCCTGCTTATCGCTATACCCATGGTTATGCAATATTAGCTTTGTAATAGCGGAGTTAAACGTCCCATCAAGCCCTCGATTCACCGCTGTACGCTCCTGCATGGCCTCAATGTTCTCTAAGGTGTGCAGAAAGTCAGGGTAAAGTGTTTCCCACTCGTAGCTTACGCGCTTAGAAATTCCAAGGTAACAGCAAAGCCCGACGCGGCTAGGTATTACGTCACCAACCTCGGAGTATTTGAAAATGTACTCATCCGCCTGCGCTTGCAGGTCTTCGTTGTACTTTGTTGGACGGCCTATCTTTGTGTTTTGCACATCAATCCTTGCCGCGCTCTACCGGCCTAACATCAACGTTAAACACCGCCCGCGCATTCGGCTCAGTCCCGATAGTAACCACGGCTGTGTATCTGCGGTTAGCCAGAAACTCAACATCAGACTCTATGATGCCCGCATAGTCGCCAGGCTCGTTCAGAGTCAGGGCGGTTGGGAATACCTGCCCGGCAACTTCTGCACCTGAACTATCAAAAATCGTAAAGGTGCCTGACTCACTGAGCAGCGTGGTGGTGCCGTCCAGTGCAGCAAGTTTTGCATCGGTCACGCGCAGGATGCCGGTGTTGTCGATGTAGACAGCCATTACGCGCTCGATACAGTCAGCGAGATAGTAACGTCCAGGGTGTCGCCGTCTACCAATGAACGATCACCCTCGGTTGCAGCCTTGACGCTGAACAGGGTGCCAGTAGTTCCGCCCTTGGTTGCCACGGTTGTCAGGAAACCGCCGCCGACGTTGGTAGTTCCGCTTGCCGTGAATGTTGCCGCCGTTGCGTTGGTTGTTACACCACCGCTTGCAGCGCCTTGACCCCATGCTTGGCGGGCGGTTTCATCGTATGCCGTAACCTCTGTCCATCCCGAATGCGACGCCATAGTATCGCCAGCGGCAACGGTTGGCGATGCGTCTGTTAGGCCGATGTAAAGCGTCGACGCTACCAAGTCGTTTTCAAGCAGGTAATCAAGGCCGGTGTTTACAATAAGATTCTTGCCTTCATCCGTCCACTTGACGTTGCCTTGCGGATCCTTGGCAACCATTGTCCAAACCATGCGTGCTTGTGCGTTTTCAGTATTCATAATTTTAGCTCACTGTAATGGTGCCTGTGATAATAGGCTCAGTTGTTAATGTGCCGGTGATTGCAGATTCAGTGTCTACTGCACCTGTAATCATTGGGTTAATGGTTATGGTTGCCGTTACAAAGCCCCTGAGACCTGCCAGAGATGCACTGACAGAATCAAGGGCCGTGACTGCCTCGCCTATGGTAAGAGTATACACCGACGGCGAGAATCCGCCAAACGAGTCACTTGCAGACAGTGCCTCGGCTATGGTTGCCATCAATGTGGCACGGCCTGCTACCGAATCAGTTGCTTGGGTAGACTCGGATATGGTTGATATGAATCCAGCTTTGCTAGACAGCAAATCAGCGGCCTGTGCAGACTCCGCAAGCGTCATACTGAAGTGCGCCGACATGCTCACGCCGTCACTTGCTACCGATGCCTCGCCGATACTGATCGTTACAGTGCCGTCAGCGGGCAGGCTAACCGAATCACTGCCCTGTGCAGACTCTGAAATCGTGGCGCTCAGTGCTGCCTGGCTTGATTCTGTGTCTGATGCTGATGCCGACTCACTCAGTGTTGCAATTAACGCTGCTTTGCCCGCTGTTGAGTCTGTGCCTGATGCCGTTTCGCTTACTGTCAGCCCGTAATTAGCCTTCAGGCTTACAGTGTCAGACGCCAGAGCACTGAGGTTCTGCGTCAGGATGGCTTTTAATAGCGTGCCGGTCAGGTCGCTTGCCTGCACTGCTTCAATGATTTCTTGACTTGTGGCGTACTGGCCTTGATCGGTGTCGGAAGCGCCTGCTGATTCGTTAAGGCTCAGGGATGCTGATAGCTTGCCTGTTGTGGTGTCTGTGGCTGTCGTGGATTCGGATATTGTGCTGAGCAGGTTGGCTTGTGCTGACTCTGTGTCTGCGGCGGTAGTGGCTTCGGAAATGGTCATTGTTACGCTGGTCGCCGCAGCCGCAGTAGTAAACCCAGTCCAAGCAGACCACGCGGAGGTATCAGTGCCGTCAGTCTCCTGCACCCGGAACTCATAGTCGCTGGAAGCAGTCAGCCCGGTCAGGTCATAGAACGTACCAGTGATGCCCGTTACGGAAGTTGTCGCTCCACCTACCGGACGCCACTCGACGTTATAGGACATTAGCCTTGCTCCCAGTTCAGGCGGGCAGAGGTAGCTAGCAGGTCAGTGACGGAGAGGTTGATGGGGTGTTGGGGCCGGCGGGTGTTCCGGGTGGGTAATATACCCACTCGCTGTCGTCAGTCGGCCAAGCTCCCATCTGGATGGCGTTGTTACCTGCTATC